TATATTGTGACGCTAACTGGTCTCCATGGAGCGAGTTTATTGCCGACATTATATCTGGTACACCATAAAAAGTATTTAAAGGCGAGTACTGTTTAAAGTGTATTATTTCATTTGGTCTTGGATCCGATGCAACTGGATTCGGATTTTTTGCACCAAAATTTCTAAAATAGACAACCTTGTTTCCGATTATCTGAACATAGCCATCTCGCAATCTACGAACACGCATTGTAGTTGCTGGTATATGACCTACATATCCAATCTCTCCACGAGTAGTTCTTCCAATTTCAAGATACCCGTTTCCGATTGCTTGCACATCTGTATAAACCTTCATCATTGTTGTTGTAAAAGAATCATCATCATTCAATGACTCTAGCCATTCGTGCATCTCAATCTTTGCACGTTCAATTCTATTTCTTGCTCTTGACACTTGGTCTGTATCTTTGTTTGACTCTAAACGAAGCATTGTGCTTGGTGCAACTTCAAAGTCATAACCTAAACCAACAATGTTTTCTACTTTAGCATCAATTGCAGCATGGTTAGCAAATGATGTGTCGTAATAGTTTGCAAGTTCATAAACATTCCATGGTGGTGTGATTACATCAAATAGTCCATAGCCGTTTCTGTATACCGTTCCAGGGTTAATTTCTTTTGACTTTGCATCTCCAAGTCCGTGTTGCTCTGCTCTTGCACTATCAATATAACCTTGTCCTGGATCGTTTGCTGACTTCTCCATAAAACGTGATGTTCTTCTTTTAAAGTTATTATCCAAACCAGAATATGATTTTAATTCTGTCCATGTCTTGTTGAATGGGTCTGCTGTTTTAAAAGAGTCTGCTGGCTCTATAAGATTATCAATGCTCGCCCTAAGAATGTATTCTTGATCGTCTGACATTATTCTTCGTCTCCATACTTTGCAATAGTGTCTTTTGCTGCCTGTACTGCTCCAAGGTCATTTAGGTTAGGAATTAATCCAGCCTTCATTCTATCTACTTGTTCGCTGTACTCTTCATCAGTAACTCTTCCCATACCCGCAAAAAAATATGGCTCCCCGTCTGGCTCTCCATAATATGCTGCTGCTTGCTTTAATTCTGCAATTCGTGCTAGATCACCTTTTATTGATGGAATGTTTAATATGTTTCCATTTCCATCAGTAAACCACTTGCCGTTCGACTTTTTCCAAACATAGATACCCCAATCATATTGCTTATCGATTAGTGTGACCTTGGTTTCGCCTATCTGGCCAGGCATTCTTGGCTTGCCTTTTTTGTCAAAAAGTGGCTGATCTTTGTGTTTCATAACCACCAGTATACCACATCATACTGCAGATGACGTAGACTGTTGCCACAAAACGTTTTGGTATATGTTGTACTCGCATTGGCCAATACCAAAAACCTTGTCTGTGCCAGTTATTATTTTATTTGTTCCAACGTAACTCTTATATACATCTTCTGGGTCTACCCCGTAATAACTAATTGAGGACTGCACCAGAACACCATTCCATAGGAAAAAATCTGGTACCCAGTATTCCCAATCTAGAGTTAGCGGACCAGATCTCTTTACTTGGAACCAAGGTCGTTTAGAAACCTTTTGAACTTCTTGGAGGTTGGTAGATTGATAATAAGATATATTATTAAACAATAATGGCCCATTTAGTTTGATAGATCCAAACACTCCAGAAATATCAAGTAGGTTAGAGAAAGAAATACCTAAGAAAGCCCACTGCTTAATTGTTAGTACTGGATCCTTAACAACTTTACCATTTAGATAAAATGCTATTCCATTTTCTATTCTTCCAGTTAGTGCATTGACTCCATAGATCTTTCCTCTTTGTCCAGTCTGATCATTGGCAACTATGTAAAATCTAATGTATGAGTTTTTTGCTTCAATTTCAAATATTTGTTGTGGCGCATATGGGAAGTAGTCTTCGTCAAATCTAACTGCAAGTTGCATAGCCATAATCTTATCGAAGTTAGTAGTTTGATTTTCATTTATTGGAATTAATAAACCTCTATTGATTAAAGGATCTTGCTTACCTCTAACCTGAATACCGCTTGTTCTTGTCATATATAAATATGGTGATGTATTTTTATAAATACTGTAAGGGTTTTTGCCTTTGTAATTATAATAAATACCAGACTTTTTATATGGGTACATTTTTACATAAGGGCTTGTTCCTATAGGATTACTGTTATTGTTAAATGCCTGGGAGCAATATTCTAATTTCTTTAATTTAACTTTGTTTCTTAAAATATTCTTTACCTTAAATTCTAAGTGCGTAACCAAAGAAAGTTCATTAAAGTCTACATTAGACGGAGGATAAATAATCATATTGTCTATGACTTCGTATTTACTGCTTATCCAGTTGTTTCCTGGTTCTACAGTTCCTTCTTTTGCTGCTGGCTCAATATGCGTAAAGAAAGAATTACTTTGAGTTGCTCCTGCTTTAGTATATTGAAAACTTACAAAAGACCTTACAAGAGATTCACTGGTGTCATACTTATATGTTCTAGTTACATTATATTGCAAATCTTCATAATCTCTATATCCAGTAAACAGAAAATTATCTAAAGAATCGTATGTTCTTTTTTTAGGATAATTAAACTTATTGTAAAGTTCTGCATAACTCCATTCAGTTGGATCTGTTTCTATTTCAAAAAACTTAGACGGGGCTGGATAGTTTATGTTAAACTGTAAGAAGTCTAAGTCATATACTCTGTCTCCCTCTGCATCATCAACAAATTGTGCATAATATGTTAATGGTTGATAATCTTCCCAATATCCAACTGTATCTATATCAAGTTGATACTCATCAAAATATCTTGACGCAACTAATGTATAACTCGCAGTATGATCTAATATCTTATCAAAAAGCATTAATCCAGGAGTTCCGCCATCAAGTATGTAGTCCCAAAGTTGCTGATTGTATAACCCTCCATCTAAAGTAATGGAGTGAATATAATCTTCAATTGTATTGTAGTCTGCTGGAAGGCCGTCTGCTCCGAATGCTGGTGCAATCAAAGAATGATTTCTAGCATTTGAAAGTCCAACCTTATAAATATTTCCATCAAACCAAGAAGCAAAATTTTCATCATTTCCAATGTAAAGTTTACACTGTGAAATATTTCCAAGTATTGCTGCTACTTCTCCTCCATACCACTTAATTAAATTTTCAATATGGAATCCAGCATAAAACTTTTCGCCAGTTATTATTTCTATATTTTCATGTTCAATTTCTATAGGTGGATTATCTCCAAACTTGACAACATATGTAATCTTTTTTGCATCTTGATAAAGATATATATGGAAGTAGTTTTGATTAGGGTCTATAACTTTAAACAAAGTCATAGGTTGTTCAACACCATTGATATATCTTGGAGATCCAGTTTTCTTAAAAACACCGTAGATGCTCTTAACCTCTTGTGCCAAGAAATTTAAATTATTAAAATATAGTTGTGCACAATAATCAGAATTAGGTCTTACCTTAAAATACTCATCCCCTAATTCAGATGGCAATTGAGAGTTTATGGATAGCCAGTTGTTGTAATATAAACTACTATTTACTCCTTGATAATTAATTAAAAATTCTGGAAGACTGTAGTCTGGCGTAGAAAGCATATTGTTTTCAGAATTTAAATTATCATTTATTCCCTGGTTCCAATTGCCGATATCTGGATAAGAATAATTATTTGAATAATCAGCAAATGCATAGTCAATAAGCAGAGACTGTCCACTATATGCGGTATTTATATTATCTGGTGCTTGAACTCCCTGGCCAAAAACAAGCCTTCTTTTTGCTACAATATTAGAAACTTTATATGGATATATTCCTACACAATCTACCTCTATTGGAGATACGTCTTCATATGACCAGAAACCAAGCCATTCTTTTGTAGAGTTAAACTCTAAATCAGCAGTCTTATACGATAAAGATAATACTTCTTCTCCATTTATGTAAAGTTTTGAAGAGTTGTCTAAATACAAAATATGAACAAGCATTGGTCTTGTCCATTCTCCAATGTAATGTGACGCAGACTTGTTTCCTATCTTTAAAACTAAAAATGGACCGTCTACATACAAGCCACTATCGTTTACTAAACTTCCAAATATTTTTTTAGGCTCTGTAGCATTACAATTTATTCTTAGCCACATTTCAACTGTATATGTTCTATACTTTCCATTATCATTTAAAAATCCTTCAGATGGAAGAATTAAAGATGGTTTACCGTCGTTTGGAGTTATGACTGTGCAGTTTGCTGTACCGTAAACCATTGGTGCTCCAACATTTTTAGCAACAAGAGAGTTTTTCTTAATCAAGTAGTACCCAGTGTTTTCCTCTAAGCCATATGATCTTGCTGGATATCCATACTCAGTTTCATTAAATATTCCAGTAGGTATTTGTACTGGAGTAATTCCTAAAGATGTTGATGCAAACTCTTCTGACCATTGCCCAAGTGTTAAGCCATTTACTAAGACTGTGTTTTCTTCAGAATCAGAATATCCTCCAAGGAAGTTTGCTTTAAATACTAATCTCATTTCACCGCTAATATTTGGTACAGTAAAGGAATTAGAAAGAAACATCCACTTTTCCATTATTGTCGTATTAAATATTTTTGTCTTTTTTACCCAATCACCTAATGGGACATCGTAATATTCGTAACCAATTTCATAACCTGTTATATAAGCGCTAGTTGAATATACCCATACGCCTATAGAAAAAGTTCCTAAGTCTTTATTTATATCAGAGAAGTCTAAGATGCTTGAACTAACACATGAAAACGAACCACTATCAGATGATATTACGTTTCCAGATATTTTAGTTACACTAGAGTTTGTAAATGGTTCTCCAATTACACCCAATGCCTCTTGAACGGAGCATCCTTCTGTAGCCCAACTATAAATGTTTCTATCAGCATCAGATATTAGTGATAAATAATCAGCGCTATCATCTAACGACCAAAGGGCGATTGGATGTTCTGCGAAGGCTTTTTCTGCATAGAGATTAGATTGGATAGACATTATGAGTCTATTTTATCATACTACGAGATTTTTATTTCGCAAGCATCTGTAGTACAGTACATTTCGCCCTGTGCCTCCAGATTTTCTACTCCGTCATAAATAGCAGACCAATCAATCTTTTTGATCTCTCCAATATAACTGTCATACTCTTCTTTAGTTATTTGTGTGTATGGCTGCTGCGGATATGTGTGATTTCCCATAGGCAAGAATGAAACAGCCTTTAGTTGTCCTTCGTACATATGTAAGGCAGGCGCTACATGCTTTGATTCAGTTTCTTTGTCAAATGAAAGCGTTACGGAAACGCCATTGTCTGACCAGTATTTCTGAGCAGTAGCAGCAAGCGCAATCTTCTCAAATAATGTAACATCCTTTTCAGATCTTGGATGTCCAGAGTGAACTGGGAAATAAACGACAGTTGTATTCGCAGATACAAGGTCAGCCTCCATCTTATATCCAGCAGCCTTGAACAAGTGAATCATTGGGTCGGTATTCCCAAAACGAATTGCTCTCAAGAAATAGTCTCCGCCTGGTGCCCAGTGCACTCCTGGAGTTGCGCCAGAAAGAATTGATACAGACCCTGATGGCTTAACAGTTGTGACTCTAATGGACTCACGAACGCATAGCCATTCAGAATAAGAATGATCATATTTACGAATAGTGTTGTAACCTTCGTCCATCCATTCACGCACAACAGGTAAGCCAAATTTGTCTGAGAATGATGCTATGCCTGTAAGTGATGTACCAATACGACGATTACGTTGCATAATTCCATTTGTCTGTTGCCAGTGTGTAGGAATCAATGTTACAGTCTTGCCATAGAGGTAGGCAAACTTAAGGGTGCGTAGAAAGTCTTCCTTAGATTCATGACGATTTAAATGTACCTCGACCAAGGTGCATAGTTCGTATGATTCCAATGGCTGCTCTGCACAAGGATTGAATCCCATTACACGGTAATCTTTACCATCTGGTGCATCCTTAAGTCTGCCATAGTTTCTAGCAACGTCAAGCCAAATAAATCCTGGCTCTCCGTTATCAACGATTAGGTCTACGTAGTCTTCGTATCTTGTACCTACCGTCGCAGAAATAGAATTGTTAGACATCCATGCCCAACCTGGGTTTTCTGGATCAAATGAGTTACGATCTGGAAAAACCTCAGCATTCTTTAAATTCATAAAATCTTTATCTTCTGATCCACCCAAAGCCAATGTGGCAGATCGTCTAACATTTCCTGATACTACACAGGTACCAATAAGGTTAACGATATCTACAATTGCCCTTGAGTCAAGTGTTTCTCCCGCTCTACCGCCGATTACAGACCTGATCTGCTTATGCAACTGTATAAGTGGTGCAGGTCCGCTTGCTGTACCGCCAAAACCCTTGATAGGCGCTCCTAGAGGCCTAATTAGGTCATAGTTAAACTCTTGGATATACATGTTAGGCTTTAAAAATGAATTAATTAATAATCTAACAGACTCTACCCAACCCTCACGAGTATCTGGTATTTCGTATACCTGTGCTGGCTCTGTTGGTTCATAAATAGGAAGTTTCTTCTCCCCGCCCAAAGTATCAAAACCTACACCTACACCCATCATGAGAGCATCCATTACCCAGCCAAACAACTGTCCTGGGTCATTGCGATCAATATCTTTAGTCGATACCATAGCGCAGTTTTGAAGTGCTGCAGAGTTCTTTTTCTCCATTGTTAAGGCTGTTCCAAAAGACCATAGCCCTCTTCCTGGAGGTGTCCACTTAAGTTCAAATAAACGCTGGTATGCTTCTTTTGCAGATGACTGAGCCTTATAGTCATTCCAAGGTAGTCTGTTTTCTTTTGCGTGATTCTTCTGGGCTGAGTACATACCCTCGATTACTCTACGACAAACCTCATGCCATCTTTCCTTGGTACCATCTTCCTTCATACGGGAGTAGGTACGGATAAATGTAATCTCTCCTAATGAATTGCCACCAGCATCTGTGAAGCCAAATGGTGGTTCCTTTGTTTTATACTCGTTTATGAACTCTTCAGACAAACGAAAACTAAAAAAATCAGACATGTATTTCTCCTAATTGAAAACTCTAATTGCTTAAGTATACCAGAGTTTTTGTTTTTAGAAAACTCTAATGTTATTATTGAGGTTTATAGTTTTAGTGAATCCAGTGTTGTGGAACCATATACTTATAACCACTCTTTACTAAATGTGCTGTGTGATGATAAGGTGGTGATGGTGGAAACACAATAATACTTCCAGGCTTTGGTTTAACTGCAAAGTGATATGTTGAGGGATCTGCCTTTGCAAAATCTGAATCAGGAGTTCCACCCTGAATAGGACCTTGAGGATCTCTTATTGTAAATGAAATTTCTCCACCCTCATAGTCGTCATTAAGATACATAACAAAAGAGACCTTTAATCTCTCATCACCTTCTTGCTGATCAAAATGTGCACCCATAAAAGTTCCAGCCATATATTTCTTAATAGGGTACATTGGAAATAGTTTTGGCTCTTCTGTTATACCCTGTGCTTTGGCATAATCTCTTGCTACATCATCAAATGCTTTTTGCAAGGTTTTATATATATAATCATTCTTTTCATCAGTACCTTCTGAAGGAGCAATAGTCTTGTCTGTTCCATACACATAATGTTGACCGCTACAAGCAGCCCACTCACCCCACTCATCAGCATTATCTTTTTCAATTGCCTCAACAAGTTTCTTTGGGTCCTCAATTACATTTGTGTAATAGTAAACCTTTTCTTCTAATACTTCTCTATTCATTTTTGCTCCTTTAATATTTATTGTTTTCGTAAAAGCCTTTAACCTTAATAAAGCCTACGAGAACATATCTGATTGGTCCTGCTCCTACATGCCTAACTCCATGCTCATACTCCTCATTTCCTGGAAATATAAGTAGATCTCCTGGCTTTGGTCTTAAGTCTGAGTTCTCCTTGTTCATAAAGAAAAGAGTTCCATCTACATAGTCATCATTAATATATAGTATAGCAGCATATCTAATTGAGGGGTCAGTATGTTGATCTGTATGTGATTTTAATTGAACACCTTCTTGCATTCTTTGTAATGTAGCAAAGCCAGTTAATTCTAAGTCTGAATTATTTATTGAAATTAGTTTATGCATTCTATCTTGTAGTTGATGAGAGACTGGGCTATGCCCTATGTCAAGATTTTTATCATCCCAATCTTTCGTAATTTCATACTTACCCTCGGCAACTAAATTTTCTACATCATCTCTACCAAATTTTTCCATACAAAATCTTTTAAGACTTTCTCTATACGCCTTAAACCAAGTTTCATTTGGTGTTGTTTCAATAATGTCAAGCATCATTTTTAATTCATCTTTAGATGCAAAGTTGCGGACAATAAGAACTTCTCCCAGAACCCGCTCTGTCTCAAATCCTTTATCTTTAAGTTCTTTTTCTAAAAATAACATATTAATTTTCCACCTTGTATTGATTACCCTCTTGATCTATTTTATATCCTTTTTTCAATAATTCTTGCCATTCTGCTCTTTCAACTTCTTGCTTTGCTCTTGTCTCTTTCATTTCTTCTGCCCAAGCATCTCTTAGTTCTTGTGGGTATGCATCTTCTTCACGATCATCCCAAAAAGAACCGATTGTATATCTGGTTCCGCTTTGTATTAAGGTTACTTCATGCATATTGTTAAATCCCCCGTCAAAGGCAGCAAGCATTCCCACTTTAGGCTTTATGGTTATTTGTTGATCTGGAAAATTTAAAAGTCCACCCTCAAAAGTATCATTTAAATATAAAAATGCAGCATATCTACTTCTAGTAAATGCTCCAGAATGTCCATGCTCATCAGTATTATCAGAATGTTTCCTAGCATAAGCACCTGGCTCCCACTTCTGAGTATGATACCCAATTTGAGAAATTATTTTTGGATCTAAATCATGAACGCTTGCAACGGCATTTATAATTCCATTTTTAATTTGTGTAAAAATATCAGCAGGTAATCCTTCAGCAATTACATGCTCATCATTATCTTGTGGCAAAACAGAAGAATAAGATTCATAAAAAGATATAGGCATCCAGTTAATAGTCCCAAGTTCTGCATGCTTGTCTAAAACCTTTATAAGTTTATTAGCAGTTTCAGGGTCGATAAAGTTTTCATAAAAAACTATATCTTTTGTTAATCTATTTTTATTTTCTAGATTCATGTCTAACTCCTAATTCCATTTTCTGGATCCCATGCTTTAATTGACTCATCATCTGGAAAAATTCTGTGATACTTTTTATTAAAATCTGGCTTCACTTCTCCAGTATGCTCTAGAATTTCCCAGAAGAACGGACAAGTATATCGGACTCCGTTTTTAATTTTAGTAACTCCGTGAACATAGTTCATGTCTCCTGGGAAAAAGTATGCGGATCCACGCTTTGGCTTAAATTGTATTCCTTGATTTGGGAAATATAACTCTCCACCCTCGTAGTCATCATTTATATAAAATAAACTTGCTATATCATAATTTGGAAAATCATTCGGTGTCCCAGCGTCTGGGCCAGAATGTAATTCTTTATCTGCGTGTGGCATTTGGAATTGTCCTGGATTCCACTTTACAATTGTTTGTCCTGTAGGCTGAACTTTTACATTAAAAAATTTTTCAATTACTGGTTGTAACTTATTGAATAGGCCTACTATGACTGGAACAATTGCTGGATCATTTTGATTTAAAGATGGAGCACTGGCAACTCTATCCTTCCAATACTCTGCATCATAGATTACAGTTCCATTTTCATTTTTATGACTTTCGGTAACGTCCCAAATAGTTATGCTTCGTGCTGCCTTGTCTAAAAAGTCAACTTCTTCTTGTGTCATAAAATTTTCTAATTCAATTATATTTTCTGGGCCACTCCCAAAAAAACCTGAAGGGGTACTTGATGGCTTTCTAAATACTGTGACTGCATCTTCTGGTTTCATAATAATAATTATATCACAGGGTGCTACCCCTGTATTTTTGACTTTATACCTAAATTATCAAAAAATCGTTCAATATTAAATCTCCAGTTATCCTTGCCAAAAGATGTGCCTATTTTATTACATAAAACTTCAAAATCCTTTTCGGATAACTTATCTTTAACTTCTAACAATGCATTAGTAACATCTATATAGTTTTGTCTTACAAAAGATGGATCTCCAGCCTGATTTCTTTTTAATACCTTTGTATTTACTTTTCCAGATGGTTCATACAGGGATACGGTAAGATGTGATCTTGCAAATCCAGCATCCTGGTACATTTCATATCCTGATACTGCATCAATAATATTGTCATAAGAAATGATAGATCTAACAGGGGACTCACCATCTCTGGATACAGTAATAATATAATGATTTATTTTTTGGGCTTTTGCATTAGCAATATATTCATTTACAATATCTGTGTGGTTTGGTTTTAGTTTATCGCTCATTATAACCCTGATCTATCTACTACATTTAATTTTAAAGTTTTAACCTCATGAGATCCTACAGAGTTACCTTTTTCATCTACCGCTTCACGATACCAGTCTGTCCACTGACCAGAGGAGTTAACTTCTTGTGCTGCATCACCGTATTCCCTATTGGCCTGTTGTCTTTTTTGATCTGGATCATTATAGGCTATAATCTCAACCGTTGTATTGTTAAGGTTAGTTAAAGAAATCGGAATAATTGTTGCAATCGGAGTTCCAGCCTTTATAACAACTTCCTGATTTGCCTTTTTTGCTTTAAGCGCTAAAGGTAGAGGGTTATCATAAAAAGATGTACTTATTAAATTAGACATTGTTTCAAAATCATCGTTAAAGTAATTAACTGGATTAATGGTTAAAATACTTATGTCTGGATCAGTTCTAAAAATTAAAGAAGTGTTAAGACTTATTGATGATTGTCCTCTACCAGCGTACGATCCTTGCGGACTAGTAATTTTAACATGTTGATCTGTTTGATCATTAATTCCATCCCAAAAAAATACTATATCTTCTTTGCAAGAAAGGTTCCACCCAACTACATTTGCTTGTGTAACAGGAAAACATCTATATGCATGTTTTTCAGATGTTAAATCCATCCAGTCTCTTTTAATAGACATTGGCTGAATGTCAAAATTACATCCATGTAGTTTTTCAACTGAAATGTTTAACATTATTCATCTGCCCATTTTGGATCATACATGTCTGGAGTATGATACTTTCTACTATAGTCTAGCATTGTTACAATAGAATACTTAGTGCCAGAGTGTACTGGCATTGCTTGATGTGGATACATAAAGTTTGAAGGGAATACATATAAATCTCCTGCCTTTGGCTTTATGTTTAAATTTTGTAATCTAAAGTATAGTTCTCCACCATCATAATCATCATTTACGTATGCTACAAGAGATACTGTACAGTTATATGAAAATCCATGATCATGATGTTCTTTAAAGTGTTGTCCTGGACCATATTTAATAAAGTTAAATGATTCCCAATATTTTAATGGCATAATATTATAATCTCTACGATAATCATCTACTGCTGGAGCCTGCACATCATAAACATCTTGCCATAATTGTTGAAGCAAAAGTGAGTCTTGACTTTTATCATTTTCGATATCTGTCTTTTTAAATTTGAAATCATAACAATCACGATATTCTGGCATTAACTGTTTATACCCTACATATGCTGGTAGCCAGTGATAAGGCTTTCCTTCTGGAGATAAATCACCCCATGGTGCTGGTGAACCCAAAATGTTTTCTAATCTTTCTATGATGTTTAATTCTGGCTTAATTACATTTCTATAGCAAGTAATTCCAAACCCCAGTGTTTCCTTATCTGTCCAGGTTGACATGATATCTCCTTTTACCTATACTCTCTTCTTGTCCAAACTTTATCTTTATATACCCCGCCATCTGGCTGGCGATAAATATTTGCGTTGTCTACTATTTTAGCATATATGCTTGATGAATCTAATATCTCAATTTCATGCTCCCAGTTTTCTCTTTTAAATGGAAGTACCTGTAGATATGGAGTTCCTGCTGGAATAGTTCCTTCCCATCCCTCAATAATAAAAAATGGAAAACTACCAAGTAATTCAACCTTATCTGAGTCAACTACTCCCGTAGTATTCATAAAAGGTAGGTCAAATCTATTCATTGGTGTCATGAAGAGAGCACTATATCCATCTGGTAACTTCATTCCCCAGTCTGGCATCCAGGCAAAGTGATCTTTATAATATCCTTGTGGATGTTCAAATTGTGGCATCGCTGGCCTAAATGTACAAAAATCTTTATACATTGGACTATCTATTATAAAATCTAAAGACCCTTTATTGTTTTTAGTAAATTTAATATCACATGGAGTTCTAAAAACATACCCAGTAATAAAAGCATCCATGATTGCTGGACATGCTTTCCATGTTGGAATCATTCCATAATCGTCTATAGTTCCAGGTTTTGGAAATGGACAAACCTCTTTGGGCGCTTTATAGTATTCTCCATTTATTGGATTTTTGGCAAACCTATCTGCATCCTTATACCATTGTGGTATTTCTTTTTGTGTAGGTGTTGGAGCAGATTTACTTTCTTTTGTTAACCACGGGCGGTATGACTTAAAGGATATTTTATTAGACTCAGAAGCCATTTTTATGGCCTAACTCATTAATATCAGTCATGATTACGACACAATATTTTGTACCGCTCTTCATTGGAAGAGATGCATGCTCATAAATGTAGTTAGATGGGAATACAGCAATATCTCCAACCTTCGGTGTGAGAGTATAGCCGTCTAATCTTGGAAATTGTATTTCTCCGCCTTCATAATCTTCATTGATATAGATAACAGCAGAAACAGTTGCATTGTATGCTGGACCGTGGTCTGCGTGGATATTAAAGTGTTTTCCTTCGCCTTCATACTTTACAAAGTTAAAAGCCTCATAATAAATTACATTGATGCCCCAATATCTTGCATAATCATCTATGCAAAACTTTAACTTTTGATAAATTTCTTCGTGTAGATCAATAAGTTCGCTATTAAATTCATCTCTAGGACCAAGATTTTCTTGTTTATATTTAAAGTCTACAGCATCTCTTGCTTTTTTGATTGGTGTTGTAGAATTTGTCACTTGTGCCTCTGACCACTTATATCTTTTTGTTCCGTCTAAATTTGATTCAAGTATATTAATATATCTATCTGCATCATCTTTATTAAAAACATTTCTATAAACATTTAACCCAAGTCCTGGGTTTTCTACAACTATACCATTTGGTAATGTTTTTGTTGGATACCTGTTTGATGCTGTTTCTGAACGATCTTTCGTAAACCAGGGATTCTGGTTTTCATCATAAATTTCCATACGTCTAACCTTTCAAAGTTAAAGTTATTCTGGTGTATTAAAGGAGGTTCCGTCCCAAGTATATGACTGTCCGACAACTATACTTTGAGTTGATGGAACTTTTACCATAGACATACCTGTGGCTAATGCTGCACGAAACATTTCTGCTTTTGGAGTATCAACTGCTGCTGCGATTCTTGCAACAACCACATTATTACATAAAAATGCATACAGGTCAAAAGAATCTAATTGTTCTTGTGTTGCTTCTAATAATTTTGGACCAGCAACTCCTCCAGAAAATGAAGATCCGTTCCATGTTGCTCCGTATAAGGCTGTTTGCTTGTGTGAGTTTGCGTCAATTGCTGTAATTGGTAGTCCAGTTTCATAGGCTGCATCAAGATCATCCATAAATTTTTGAACAGGCTTATGAAAAGTTGCAATAACATCATATAGGTTATTGTTTATATTTACTAATACTGCGTACATTAATAATCTCCTTTAGTACTTTTATTATAGCACATGTTATTTAATGAGGGCATATTTTTATATACCCTCACTAAATTTAACAAGCACATGCTCTTCCTGGGCAACATATTGAACATCTCCAGCAATATCCGCATGTACATCCGCCGAATGTTGGGAAGAACGGTGGGAAGAATGGGAAGAATGGGAAGTAAGGGAAGAACGGTGGGAAGAATGGGAAGTAAGGGAAGTAAGGGAAGAAAGGTGGGAAGAATGGGAAGTAAGGGAAGTAAGGGAAGAACGGTGGGAAGAATGGGAAGTAAGGAAAGAATGGGAAGAATGGTGGGAAGAATGGGAAGTAAGGGAAGAATGGGAAGAATGGTGGGAAGAATGGGAAGAATGGAAAGAATGGGAAAAACGGCGGGAAGAATGGGAAGAATGGTGGTGTAGTAGTAACGTTATTTGTAGTTACACCAGTTGACTCTCCACATGCATTTGAAAGATAAATTGTATAAGTCTGTGACCCTGGACTTGTTCCTGGATCATTAGCATTATATGATGTTGCAGAAGGTGAGATACCAGTATAACTTGACCCATCTGAGCCAGTAATTCTAATTGATGTTAATGCACTACCTCCAGTTGCTGATCCAGTTGGAAGAGTCCAAGAAATTGTATTTGTGTTAGCAGATGAAGCAGATGCTGAAACACCAGTAGGATTGTCTGGTATTGTTGTCACTGTTACTGCAGATGAAGCAGATGATGCTGCTGATGTTCCAGAAGCATTTGTTGCTGTTACTGTAAATGTAGGTGTTGCTCCTGCAGCAATTCCAGTTACGGTAATTGGAGATGAGGCTCCTGTAGCAGACTGTCCTGTAGATGCATAAACTGTATAAGACGTTGCTGGAGGAGATCCTGCTGGTAGATTAAAGGCAACTGATACAGCACCGTTATTATATGCTCTTCCAGAACATGTGTTCGTTGGAACAACATCAATTGGTGGCTTTGGCTCCAAGAAGTCATTTGCTGCTGCAGACTTTTTACCTACTTTTTTAGTTGCCATTATTTATTCCCCTTTTTCTTATAAATTACTTAAGATCTCCATAAACAACCCATGTATTTGCTGCTCTCTTCAAGAGAGTTGCAGATGACCATTGTGTACGTAGAGTTAATCCTGGAGTAGCATTTACTGTTACCCCTGCGCCTGCTGCAATTGCAACTGCGCCTGTATTTGTCTGAAGAACATCGATAGAAGTTCCAACTGGGAAATTCAATGTTGAGTCTGCAGGAATTGTAACGCTTACTGCTGAACCACCAGTGTGAGAAACCTCAATAAGTGAGTCTCTTTCTGTTAATGATCCAAGAGTATACGCTGCTGTCTTTTGAATAATTGGTGTGCGTGAAGGAACACCTTCCTTTGTCTGTGTACCGTCTGAGAAGACTACGCCAGATGAAGGGGTTACAGTTGTTGCTTCAAGTGCTGCAACTGCAAGGTTATCAAGTGATCCCTGACCAAAGTTAACTGTTGTTGAAGGTTCTGTAGTTACACCCTTAAACAACTTCCACTTATCGTCAGATACGTCTCTAACAATACCTGAGTGCTTTGCTGCACCATCATTGTATGCTACAACAAGACCAAGGTCTACGGTGTTTGCTGCATTTTGATGAGCAAGTTGAACCATATTATCTTCGATTGTAATAGATGTTGCTGATGCTGAGAAGTTAGTTCCGTTAACTGTAAAGTCTCCGTCTACTACAAGATTTCCGTCAACTTCTACGTTACCTGTAAAGTTTGCTCCTGCAAGAGAAGCCTTTGCATCAAGTGCTGTCTGTGTAGCAGTTGAAACTGGCTTATTAGCATCAGATGTGTTATCAACATTTCCAAGTCCTACCATAGACTTTGTAATACCTGCTACAGTGCCTGTAAATGTTGGTGACTCAAGGTCTGCCTTTGCAGCAAAACTTGCTGAAAGTCCATCAATCTTAGACTGTGCAATTGCTGCTGATGCATTAATATCTGCATCTACAATTGTTCCATTTGCAATTTTCGCAGATGTTACTGCTCCATCTTCAATCTTTGCAGTTGTTACAGAGTCACCAGCAAGTTTATCTGCAGTTACGTTAGAGTCAACGATCTTTGCAGTTGTAACTGTATTATCTGTTGGTGTTCTTGTATCTGATAAACGAGCATCATCTGTAAGAACAAGATTTGCTGTATCTGCAATTCCGTGTACACTTGTTGTGTCTGTTCTATGAGTTTCAATATCTGATAACAATGCTAATTGAGATGTATCAGCAATACCGTGAACAGTAGTTGTGGCAAGTATGTGGGTCTGAAGATCAGAATCCATAGCCAGTGCTGATGTGTCAGCAATACCATGTACATTTAGTGTGGCATCATTGTGATTTTCTAATTGAGTGCCAACATATGATTGAGTTGCAAGTTCAGCAACATCTCCAATGCCGTGTACGTTTGTTGTTAATGCATTGTGGGATGCTACCGCACCATTGGCCGCATCACTTGATGTATCATCTACATACTTTTTGCTTGCAGCGTGGTCAACATTTAATGGGAGAACTGGAAGAGTTAGATGTCCTGTCATTGTGTCGCCAGACTTAGCAACTTTTTCTCCAACTAAACCAGTTATAGTTGCTGCAAAGTCTTGATCATTTGCAATAGCAACAGAAAGTTCATTTAGTGTATTTAATAGTTCTGGTGCTCCACCAATAATTGCATTTACTCTACCCTGAACGAATTCAGTAGTGGCAATTTTTGTTGTATTGTCAGTACCGTCTTGGGTAACTGCTATTGAGTTTGCACCTAAATCTGCTGCAGTTAATGTCTTATTTGTTAATTCTTGAGTACCTGTTAATGTAACAACAGTACTGTCAATGTCAAATTGATTTGTACCAGCATTCCAATCAATGCCATCGCCTGCAAGTGTTGACTGATCTACTTCAGCGTTAGAAACTGCATCTGCAACATCATCTAAAGTTGCAAGGTTTGCAGTATTAACAATTCCGTGAACATTTTGTGTAGCGTCTGTGTGTGTTGAGAGATTTGTTGCAACAGTAGTAATAAATGCTGGGTCGTCGCCAAGGGCTGCTGCTAGTTCGTTAAGTGTGTCTAGTACGCCTGGTGCACCATCAAGTATGGCATTTGCGTCTACGTAATAGTTTAAAGCAGACCATGCTGATGATCCGTTACCTATCTTAAATTTGCCTGTGTCGGTTTCAAAACCGATTTCACCTGCTGCTAAAATTGGATTTGCGCCTGTCCACTGTGATGCGGTTCCTCTGCGCTGTTGCATTCTTGTTGCCATTTATCTCTCCTTGTGGTATTTCTACCGTTTTATTTCTGTGCTAATTATAACATCAGTTTTAGTTGAAATTATCTACTGCACTACCGCCATCGTAAACCAAGGTCCACGAGTTAGTATTATAAGACCCTCCATCTACTGGAGAACCTTGTGGGTCATTAAAACTACCGCCAGTAACGAACTGAGATACTATGAAACCAGTTCCATCAATTGCGGTATCGTGAATATGCTGGGGTAGATTCAATGTGTCATCAATTGATGCCATTGTCATCCATGAACCAGAATAATAAACATTAACTCTTGATGTTAATGTATCAAACCATAAATCACCATCATCTGGTGTAGAGGGAGCGGTAGATCCGACAACCATGCCACTAGCCAATGAATCAACATATGCCTTAGTAGCAGCATGTGTATCTAATGTAGGGGTTCCTACTGATACCGTTCCTCCGAACTCACCGCCACCAGTGACGATAAGTCCATTTTTAACCTTGAAGTCCTTGTTGACTGTTGCCAAGATTACCACTCCCTCTTTTGTTTAATTTTTTATGCTAATAATGTTCCAACAACAAGAACTGTAGAGTTGTTGTTTGCTGTTGTAACACGTAGACGAGCATTTGATGCATCGATATCTGCAGAAACAGATCCCAATGAACCATTTGTTCCAACCATTGCATATTCTGTAATGGCTATATTATTTGATGTATCCAGTGTCAAGATAACCTTTGAAACATCTGTGTGTGTTCCATATGCAATCTTAACAAGGAATTCTGCCGAACGATATGAAGCGTGTGGCCATGCAAATGCTGTGTGTGTACTTGCTGTTGGTACAGCATGTGTTGCAGCAACTTGCTTTGCTACAGAAGCAATATCTATCGCATCAAAGTCTGGAATAACTGCTTCAAGAGCAGAAACTGCACGAGCATCAGTGAAGTATAGATTTGTTGTTCCTTCTGCAAGATCGTCTGTATCAGAATCTGCAACACCGTTTTCTGCAGTGATTGTTAGATTGTCTGATCCATCCTTTGTAATTATGATATTTGTCTTTGTTGCATTTGCAAGAAGTGTTGCTGCCTCTGCCTTAGCACGAGCAGCAGTGTAGTAAAGGTTTGTACCTTCTTCAATGTCTGTTGTGGTAAGTGCATTGATTGCATTATTAATTGCATCATTGCGATCTTCAACTTCATCAGCAATCTTTCCATCTGTATATAGATTTGCATTTTGTTCTGCAGTAAGTGCTACACCATTGGCATAACCTTCATAAGCAGAAGTAATTGCAATTTCACGAGCATCTGTATGAGCAATCGCTGCATCTTCTGCTGCGTCTGCCTTAGCCTGTGAACCAATAACAGTTTCAGTTACTGCTGTATCAATTTCAAATGTTGTACCATCAAGAGTTAAACCGTTACCAGCAAGGTATGTACCTTGACCTGAGAACTGTGTCCAATCCTGTCCTGCAAAAGTTGTAAGGTAGTGGTCAGCCTGTACCCATGCTGTTGAGGCATAGTTATTACCTTCCATTACGAATACTGCTGCACCAACTAATTCTGATGCTGCGTCTGCGTCTGCTGGGCGTGATGCAACAAGTGTTGCTCCTGAAGCAGAGAGTTCCCAGATACCGTTTTCTGAATCAGTTGTTTGTCCCTTAAGAAGCAAACGATATCCAGCGTCAGTAATATCAAGTGGTGCGTGGCCATCAATGACTGCACCAACAAAATCTCCTGCTACGTTTACATTAGATGTTGCAAGAAGATTTACGGCTGCCTTCCAGTTAAGACCAGAAGAAAGTCCGTCTGCGTATGCCTTAGCATTATTTTCTGCAGTTGTTGCTGCTGCATCTGCATAGTTATTTGAGCGAGTTACTTCATCAGAAATTTTTCCATCTGTATAAAGGTTTGCTGCTGTTTCTGCTCCGTTAGCCTTTGATGTTGCATCTGATGCTGCATCTGCAATTGCATCGTTCTTAGCGAGAAGAATTGCTGCATCACGAGCAATTACTTCGTCAGAGATTTCTCCGTCTGTGTATTGCTGTGCTGCAAGTATTGCATCTGCCTCAGCATCTGCTGCTGCACCAATTGTATCCCACAAACCAGTATTAGCATCTACTGCTCTTTGATCTGTAAAGTACTTATTAGATGCACCTTCTGAAAGATCATCTGTATCATGGTTTGAAAGTGAAGAAACTGTACCAGTTACATCACCAACCAAATCTGCTGTAATTGTTCCTGCTGCAAAGTTTCCTGAGCCGTCACGCTTTACAACTGTATTTGGTGTATTTGTTGAGGTGGATGTTCCACCAATAAGACCAACAATATAATCTTGGTCATCTTGCTTCTTTGTAAGAATGTCAAAATTGTCAACTGTTGCGGTTGTACCTTCAACGATGAGACCATTCTTTACTTTAAAGTCTTTGTTTACTACTGCCATCTTTTATCTCCTTATTTACGCCTTAAGTCCAATTCGTGCGTAACGAACTGTGACTGGCTTAATTGCTTGGTCTGGTGTAACAGTTAATGAAACTGTATTTCCAACCCTAGAGACGCTAACGGTGCCAATATTCCCATCATTGTCTATCGTGCCATACTCAGAGACGCTTACATTTGTACCGTCCACCAAGATGGTCAACTCTGTTGCGTAGAACTTATTGTCTCCTGCAGTTACCTTTGCAATAGAAACAATATACTTAACCATGCGCCACTCTGTGGCGTCAAAGTTATCAATTATTGTGGCATTTTCAATACCATAAATTGTATTTTCATTATTACCAATTGATCCAAGATCTGTCGAACGGGCTGAGGTTGAATCAATTAAATCTTCGTAGTCCTGTTGTGTAGGACGATCACCAGTTTGAAACTTGGTCTTTAGTGTTGGGATTGAGATTTTTGCCATGTGCTTATTATAACTCCCTTTTTATATTTTAAAGAATCCAGTTACTAAAACCAATAACTTGTAATGGAATTGGTGGGGGATTAGAAGCGCTGTATCCTTCAATTTGTATAGATTTAAATCTTACCCTAAATGGCAAGTCATGCTTAATTGTAACTGTTGGGCTAATTAGTGTTATTTGTTTTACAGAGTAGTCAATTGGCTTTATATATTTGGTTTTATGTTGTACGTTTGATAATGTTGCTCTTGCCATTAATCAGTTACATCTTCAAGAATCTTCATGCTACCCTGGGCAACTGTCCAGACTCTTGTAGCATCAGATAATTGAATATCGAAGATGTCTCCTGTTTGTAAAATAAAAGATTCTGAAGAAGTTAGCCAAACAGTAAACTCTCCAACCAAATCATCTGCGTCTGCTTGTGGGTTTAATTCCATGATCAGTGTTGCATCATCAGTAATAACGCCAAGGTCTGATGCATTGTTAGGTCTTTTAATTTTCATGTTAATGTTCCAGTCTGGAATAATTAATGGTTGTCCTGCATCATCAACAACATAAACCTTAAAACCAGATGTGTCTCCACGAACTACAGTCCAGATAACTGTTGGTGGTTTTTCACCTATATCATATGAAGAAGCGGATCCACGAAAATTTGCCATGTGTTGATTATATCATATTAGGCTAATCCAGCCTTTAATGCTCCCCATGTACCGTTGCCTTTTGCCTCAACAATAATTACACCATTTGTTGTATGTGCATAGCCAACAATTCCCACTGCACCTGAACCTTCTGCTGGCCTTATCTTTGTCAAACCACCGTCTGGTCTGCCGACGTATAGAACATCTCCTGTGACAAACGATGATGTATTTACATTTGCAAGAACTCCAGCAACAACAACTTTTCCAATTGAATTGTTATTTAGTGATGTTTTTAATAAACCTAATACTGGCTTTACTGAGCCAGATGACCATAAATCTTCTGTATAATGTTTTATTCCAGGAACGGTATCTGAATAGTTAAATATATAAACTGGGGTGCCTGCAGGTAATGTCAAACCACTAACATTTTTAACATCTATTTGTATAATTGAAACATCTATAGATTCTAGTGATTCTTTTACATCTCCCGCCAATTGTTCCAGGTCTCCGTGTACGTTTACTGGGTCTGTTGACCTTGGAAATGCTATCTGAAATTGACCTGATGTCTGATTAGTTGCCATAATATACTTATTATACCACTTTTAAGATATTTGACATGGGTCTGAAATTCATGTTATACTAGGAAGTAACATGACACCCTTTAACAAGGTGTCATTCCGTTTCTAAGGAGGAAACTATGATTACTTTTATGAATAATAATAAGAACATCATTGGCACACTCAGCATATTGGCTATGTTTTCCGTTTGGTCAAACGTGGCTAATGCTTCTGAAAACCGATTAGACGATAGTAAAACTATCGTGCTTGAAGAGACTATTGAGGCCACGGAAGTGGCCAAAAGTGTTTCTAAGGCTAAAGAAGATCAGTTAGAAAAATACAAAAATGCTGTAAATCTATCTGACAAAGACCTTAAAAATCTACTAGCATTAGTAGGCTTTGAAGGTCAAAAACTAAGGGAGGCTTGGGCTATTGCTAAGAAGGAATCTGGCGGTAGACCAATGGCATTGAACCTTAGCAAAAGAACTGGAGATAGTTCTTATGGCTTATTTCAAATAAATATGATTGGCGACCTTGGTCCTGAACGTAGAGATAAGTTTAAGTTAGAATCAAACTATGAGTTATTTAATCCAGTATTAAATGCTCAAGTTGCATTCCACATGTCAAATGGTGGAGAGAATTGGATTGCCTGGAAGGGCATTACTCCAAGAACAAAGCAACTAATGGGTGGATTCCCACAATAAAATACCAGATGGATCCAGGGCTGCTACTTTATTCTTAAAGTGGTTATGCCTTGGATCCATTCCATGTTTTGCAGGCATTCCGATAACACTGTTAGTCGATAAAAGTCCAGCAGACTGACTAAATGCAGAATTTCCAACTATTAAAACTTTGGCAGTTAACATAAAAATAAACGAACTATATGTGTCCATATCATTTCTTATTGTTACATTTGGGTATGCCCTTTTAAGTAAATCAAAGTTAATACTTGTATGAGGATACTCTCCAGATTCGTTCTGATATAAATGTGGCTGTCTCCACATACGCTCTTGGTTATGTCCTTTTGGAGTAAAAGTACTACCGTCAGAATCAGTACAAATAATAACATCTGGATTATCCATTTGACATCTATCTATAATTTCTGGTATTTGTAATAAAACCTTTTCATAAAATTCATCCTCTACGTACCTTGGATTTTCTGGTATAGCATTTCCTCTTCTAATGTGGATAACTATAGAATTATGGGTTTCGTTAGTAAATTTATTAAAATGTATTGCTTCTTTTAAAAAATCAACATCGTCGTTTGTAGTTGCAAAGCCTGGAGGTGGGGCACCTGCACCAACACTTTTACATAAAGTTTTGTATGGTATAGAATCAAAATTAATATTTGCCCACGGATTATATAAAACATTATTAAACTTATACATTAAATCTTTATATTTTGGATCATCTTCTCCGTCAATCCCATCAGATTTATGAATTAAAAACCAGTCAATAGGTGTATCTTTAAATATTTTTTTATGGTACTTGGCATATGACATAGCATATATTTTTTTCCATAGCATTGCACCCAAACCATCCATAGTTTTAAACTCTTTGACAATATTTGTCATAGCCATCCCCTAGATGTTAATTCATTATAATACATATCTTTCCAGTGCAATTGTCTGTGTATTCCAGGATGTGGTCTATTTGATCCTGGACCCCATGGACCAGCAAACTTGTGATAGTCATATGCCATATCAAAAATATCTTTATGATTATCAAAATATTCTTTATGGCATTCCACAGAATCCCAATTTATCATCTTATATTGTGGCAACAACTTGTCTGTTGTATCTCCATGAATATCAAATTCAAAATTTATAGGGAACTGTGCTCTAGTTGTATCTGTAAAATAATTTTTAAAAGTATTTTTTAAAAATGTTTCATCAGAATCTGTTAATGCATTTGACCATGTACTCCAAATAAGTTTAATTCCTTGTGAATTACAAAATGTTTCTAGCATTTTTATATGATCTAAATTTTGATAATAAACCCATTCATAAGGCAAAATTTCTTGATAGTTCCATGGCGCTGTAACTTTAGTTTTCTTTGGTGAGTAATTAATATACCAATCTTGCATATATTCTGCATTTGGTGAGACAAAATAAAATCTTTCAAAATTTGCAAAATTACAAATAACGATTTCTGGAATATATTCATACTTATTTATTAATCCAAAAAAACTAGAAACTAATTTGTTTATTGCTGCCCCACTATATGATATATTTCCTATTAAATATTTATCATACCCTAATTCTTCTTGCAATAAGTTAGACCACCTTAAACTTTCTGGAAGACCTTGACCTAAAGTTAAAGAACAACCCAAAGCAATTATGTTAGGCTTTTGTGCAAAGTCTATAGATCTTAGGCCATCCTCATTCCATTGATAACTATATTCTGGCCTAGGTATTTCTGCGTGTGCTGCAATGATTGGATCATTTACTTTGTAATTTCTGTTTTTATTATTTTTATTATATCCAGTATGTGGTATTGGACCAGGGATATATAAATTATCAAACATAAAAACTAGTATATCAGATTAGACTTTTTTATCTTTCTGTGTTTTTTCCACATTCTATACTTTAAAATTAATCTTTTTATCATTTTAACTTAGACTCCTGCCATTCTCTCCACCACATTTTTCTACCGTTGTCTAGTGGATACCCATTCCAAGAATATGGAAGTGCTGTTGCTTTTGGCGGATTGTCAAAAAAATCCCACGTCTCAACACCTCTTTGATTACGTACTCTGTGTATGTATCCTGAATAAGTGCTTCCAGATGTACCAACAAAATTTATAGAATCATGCAAAACCAAGTTACAAATTAAACCAAAAATAACCTCATCTTGAAACGGTAAGGACATAAACTCATCTCTAAAATTATTGACTATATATTCATCAAGCAATATAAATCTATGCTTATTATCTTGTATCATTTTGTTTCCTGGTTCACAGGTAGAAACAACTATTGGAAATCCATTATTTTCATATCTATTTAGCCAAGACTCAAACATATCTTGTGTCGTATTAAACATTTTAATATGATCTGAAAGTCTTAAATGCATACCCTGAAAAGATCCCAAAGAATTAGATATTTTTTTTGCTAAGTCAACATATACATCTTTAAATCTTACAGACTTCAGGGCGTTATCTAGTTGTGAACTCCTATTATAGAAAAATCTACTATACCATCCAAGTGTTTTTTTAAGATGAACATTTTTGTCTAATGGAATTCGTTGTCTTCCTTCAGCAAACAATAATTCATTTTCAGATACTTCATTTTCTGCACTATAATAATATCCACTAAGAGTGTCATCAATTACAAACTCTTCTTGTTTAAAAAAATCAATCTTTGTATCTATAAAAGTTAGATTTTCATTAAAGTTCATTAAATCTAAAAGGTGTGGAAATTGATCTGGATTTGTAAAATTTTTTCTTTGTTCATTATGCCATCTGCTTGGTGTAAAAATTGGAACATTTCTAGAGTTATATAGATCGTCTCCTGTATTACTTACATAATGAACAATCAAATCTTTTTTTGTTTCATGTGCAAGTCCTACAGCCAACTCTAAACTCATAACCTGATTTATCATTCCTGTAGGGTTATATAATTGAAAAAAAATTTTATTTGACATTATTAATTTGACTGCTTATCCATTTGTATGTTTCGCTAATTCCATACTCTAAATCTTCGCTTGGTCTATATCCTAAAACCTTTGTTATTAAATCATTATGAGATGTTCTAGCATGTACCCCTAATGGTCCAGCAACATACTTCTTGTTAAGTTTTTTGTTAGCAATACTACAAACTATATCTACTAACTCATTAATAGAAACATTTCTTTCAGACCCTATGTTTATTGGCTCAAAGTAATTTTCTTCTCTATAAAAATCTATTGTAGCCTTAACCGCTTCATCGATATATAAAAATGAACGATGTTGCTCTCCGTTACCCCAGATTTCTATTTCATCTGTTGCTTTTGCTACCTTACGACAAATTGCTGCTGGTGCTTTTTCTTTACCGCCATCCCATGTACCATATGGTCCATATACGTTGTGGTATCTTGCTATCTTATTTTTCATACCATAATTTCTATTATATGCAAGATAGAGGCGTTCGCTAAATAATTTTTCCCAGCCGTACTCTGTATCTGGTGCTGCTGGATAAACAGTATCTTCACGGGTATTTATTGAGCCTGGATCCATTTGATTATATTCTGGATATACGCAAGCAGTAGATGAAAAGAATACAGATCTAATCCCCACCTGTTCTGCTCTTTTTAAAACATTAACATTTATTAATATTGAGTTGCCCATAACTTCGGCATCATTGTCTCCAGAGTTAATATATCCTGCTCCACCCATATCTGCAGCAAGTTGATAAACCTCATCAAATCTTTTGTTTAAAACTTTTTCTACAATCTCTTTATTTCTTAAATCACCTATAATGAAATCATCAGCATAACTATTCCAGTACTCTGGATATTTAAGATCTACTCCACGAACCCAAAAACCTTCTTCTTTTAATTTTTTAACAAGATGACTCCCAATAAAGCCACCTGCTCCAAGTACTATTGCTGTTTTTGATTCCATTGTTCCTCCGTTATAGTTTTACGAATTACATCTAAATACCCTGGACCTTTTTGTACCCACCAGTGATCTGGTTCAACAAAATGAAAGAATATCATTGCTACATTTCCAGATTTTGGGTTAGGAAAATTTTCTCTCCAGTGCAACTGATCATTTCCATAATATGCGAGGGCTTGATTTGGATATAAAGTATATGCTTTATCTATTACAAATAAATCCCATGGCTCTGTTTGATAAACACAAAAATCTATTGTATATGTGCAAGCATTATCATCTATATGCTTATATAGATTTGCTTGCTCACCCTCATAATGTGCAAAAAGAGAGTATGATGGAATAAGAGTTTCACTATTAAATTGTTTCCTTGCTATAGGTATTAGTTTTTCTGCATAAGAGTCTATCAATGAATCATTAAAGCAATACCTTCCAAATCCAGCAGAATAGTCTTGTGTATTTTTTGGTTTATTTTTTAAATAATTGCTAAGTTCATAATATTCTTCGTCAGAAAAAACTTTATCCATAATAACTGGATCTTTAATATCTATCATCTTAACCAACTTACTACTGCATATCTTGTTCCACTTGTTACTGGTAATACTGAGTGGTTATAAACATATGTTGATGGAAAAATAATCAATTCATTTTTTTGTGGTTTATGGCTTACATTAAATCTTGGAAACTCTATCTGACCTCCTTCATAGTCATCATTCATATAAAATATTGTAGATATTCTTCTATGATGATTAGTATGATCATCTATATGATTGGTAAATTTTTGACCAACACCATATTTTAATAAACCGTAGTCATCATGCCAGGTAGTCTCGCACGAAAACATTGATTTATAGTCCATTTCTCTAAGATTAAATGCTTGAAAAAATATATTAGATAAGTTTCCATAAAATGCATCACCAACAGTCATAAAATCATCAACTATATAGTTTTTATACGGTACACCTATGATTGCTGTGTCTCTAGCATTAGTGTCTACCGAAATTCCGTCTTTATTTTGTACCAGCGACTGATTCCAATTTATGTTTATTGCTTTAGCGCCCTCTTCAATATCATCTATTAAAGTAGATATAATATTATCATCTAGCACATTAGTGTAAGACACAATGCCTGGAGCAATTTCATGTTTAATCATATTACCACTTTTCTAATGGACAAGTTGCATTTAATAATTTAGTTTTAGCAAACATAAAACATCCACACTTTTTACATTGCTTGGTTAGTTTTATTAGTTCTGGACAAGATTGACAAATAGAGTATCTTTCTTCTGCTACCTCTTGAGTTGCCCATTCTGTTTCAGGGTTAATCAAATCCCAGGGCCTAGTATCTCCAAGGTTTTCTTTATATTTTTGCCATACTGATTTTTCTTCTGACATGTTTCCCTACTCTTGTATAGTTATTTATACATTATACACTAACAAGCGCATTGTTGTCCACCAGGGCAGCAGATGCTACATCTCCAACAATATCCACAAGTACATCCTCCGCCTCCAGTTGGTGCAACAGGTGCTGCTGGGCTAGGTGCAACAGGTGCTGCTGGGCTAGGCGCAACAGGTGCTGCTGGGCTAGGCGCAACAGGTGCTGCTGGGCTAGGCGCAACAGGTGCTGCTGGGCTAGGTGCAACAGGTGCTGCTGGGCTAGGTGCAACAGGTGCTGCTGGGCTAGGTGCAACAGGTGCTGCTGGGCTAGGCGCAACAGGTGCTGCTGGTGCTGGAGTACATGAAGGAATTGTTGGATATGCTGGATATCCTGATGTTGAACATACTGTTGCATAGTCATTACATATAGAACCAGTGAGATCTGAAGATGCTGTTCCTCTATACTGTCCTGCACCATATTCAGTTGTTGAACAATACCATGTTGTTACTGGTGCTGGGGCTGGAGCAGCAGGGGCAGGTGCTGGGGCTGGACTTGGTGCTGCAGGGGCAGGTGCTGGTGCTGGTGAAGGCGCTACAGGTGAAGGTGCAACTGGAGCAGGGGCTGGGCTAGGTGCAGGTGATGAAGGACATGTGTATGGATTACTTGTTGCTTGAGTACAAATAGTTACATATCCCGTTCCACTAGCAGATTGATCAGAAGCAAATGGTCCAGTTAGAGAACATCCTCCACCTTGTACCTCAGTCTTACAATACCAAGCAGTTGCTGCTACTGGTGTTACAGGTGCTGGTGAAGGGCTAGTCTCCCATGGTGTTGTAGAACATTCACCGAATGTATCTGAGTAATAGTATCCGCAAGCCTGACACATAGACTTGTTGTATGACCAAGCGTCTGCAGGATTACATGATGCTGCAACTGGTGCGACTGGAGCAGGAGCAGGTGCTGGTGCGGGAGCAGGGGCAGCAGGTGCTGGTGCTGGTGAAGGGCTAGTCTCCCATGGTGTTGTAGAACATTCACCGAATGTATCTGAGTAATAGTATCCGCAAGCCTGACACATAGACTTGTTGTATGACCAAGCGTCTGCAGGAACGCATGATGATGAAACTGGTGCTACAGGTGCTGGTGCTGGTGATGGCGCTACTGGAGCAGGAGCAGGGGCTGGGGTTACACTACAGTTTGGAGTTCCTTCAAGTGGAGTTGATCCACAAACCCAACCAATTGGTGGATATCCATTGGCATTTTCTTGAGCAGCATATGCATCAGCACATGATGAAGATGTAGCAAATGGTCCATTTGGACTATTAGTTAAATCACAGTATCCAAAGTAATTAGTTACTCCAACTGGAGCAGGAGCAGGTGCTGGTGCGGGAGCAGGGCTAGGTGCAACTGGTGACGGTGCTACAGGTGACGGTGCAACTGGGCTTGGTGCTACTGGAGCAACTGGGCTTGGTGCGACTGGGCTTGGTGCGACTGGGCTTGGTGCAACAGGTGAAGGTGCAACAGGGGCAGGTGCTGGAGCAACTGGAGCAGGTGCAACTGGAGCAGGTGCAACTGGAGCGGGTGCTGGAGTTGATCCCTCATATACATCGCCAGTAACTAACCATGTATTAGTGTCTAGTTTAATAACAGTAACTCTGCCATATTGAGAATCAATATATGCTGCACTAGGATTTTTGCTAAGAACTGTTGCAGATGAACTAATAACTACTGTACCAGTTCCTAATCTAACTACATCAAATTTAAAACCATTTGCTATTGGCAATTCTGCATTTGTTGGCAGGGCAATTGTAGAAGGAGAAGAACTATCTACAGTAATTACTTTACCAGCATCATTTAAATCAATACTATAAGAACCTAACTTTGATACAACATTTGAATATCCTGATATATTCTTCCATCCGTTATCATAATACTGTAATTGATTTATTAATGTACCGCCAGTTGTAGACTGTCTTACAAAACAAACTGACCCATTTATTGGGTTTGGTATAGCAATGTCACGAGTTTCTGGAGACTGAAAATTATTAATTCCTGCTCTTGATATTAAAACTTCTTCAAAAGTAACGGGGGATGCAAAGGTTTGTGATGCAGTCCAAGTATAGGAAGCATTGGTATTAATAGCACCACTGATGGCATACCATGTGCCATCTTTATAGATATATGCTACTTTACCGTCACTATTAATTGGCATCAGATGTCAACCCCAATGAACGTAGTTCTGCTTCTGTCAAACCTAAAGCAACTAATTTTGCTATGGCTCTTTCTTTTAATATTTGATTGGTTTTTTCTTCTGACATTATTCACCAATCACCCGCCATTCAAGTCCAGACCATACATATAGTTTTAGTGGGGAAGAATCTGAGTCTACCCAAAGAGTTCCAGATGTTAGATTTTCTGTTGGTGCAGTTGTTGAATATGTGGCTGTTCCATAGGTTGGAGCATTTCCAGTAACTGAATCTCCATCTACCCAAATATAACCATTAACTAACAATGAACCTGATGGCTCGTCATTAGATAATGCTGATCTTGCTGGATCTGATTCAATAACATCTAATCTTGTATCTAATGCTTTTAGATGCCCTGCTGTAGAATTTGCTATTAACTCTGATTCTGTTGCTGGTACTGTAGTTGTTCCATAATGATATAAACGAAGGGCAGCCTGAATATCAGCAGCATCCTCGTAACCTGGGATCTGCGTTTTATAAACATTACCGATATCTTCAGAAGCCACCTAACATCACCACCTTAGATTATACCACTCGTATATCGAAGTGTACGGTTCTTGTTCCAGTATCTCCATCTGAAGATCCCAACGGTATCCAAGAGTTATCCTTATACTCCAACGCCTTTATTACTATAACTAAATTAATAAACTCTGTTTCTTCATCTACTACAACCGATATAGAGTCTATAGATGACGCTACTGGGTTTTGGTTTTCTACGCTGTATGTTATGTTAAAGTTTTCTGATTCTACTGTTGAAACTAATGACAATGGAAGAATATCTGTTACGTTAATTACTTTTGTTGCAGTTCCTTCTATAAAACTTAATGCATAGTTTTTCTTTAGTTCGTTTGGAAAAATTTTAAATACTTGTACCCAAGTACCTCCTATAACTGGAACAGATACATACTGGTATACATATAGGTATTCACTATCTAGTGGATTTAGGTTAAAATATAAATCATATGGCAACGGAGTTCCTTCAAATACTTCTGAAGGCTTTCCCATGTCTAAAAATATCTGACTTCCACGTTGTCCTTTTGCGCCTAAGTCTAAGTCAACAGTTATTTCTGTTGGTGGACCTATAACTAAAAGATCGTCAGTAGAAAGTAAAACCTCACTCATGCTGGCCTACTCACCTGATCAGTAACAGAAACAGTTCCAGTAAGCAAAGTATAAACATATGGATATGGAGTAGATGCTTTCTTTACCTCAACGTCATAATAATAAGTTTTAGTTGGATCTAATTGTTCTCCTGCTGCTGGTGTAATAGCACACTTTACATAATTAGGAAAATCTTCTCCTCCAGTTAAAGTGGGAATTTCTGAATAACACTCAATAAGAGTTGTAGTTCCTCTTGCTTCACCAATTTTAAATTGAACCGTATAGTCTGTTAGGTCCATAGCAGAGCCTCCTGCTAGTTTAGGGTATATGTTAAACTCGTAGGTGTCACCCTTATAATAATTAATATTTAATTCTCCTGGAAATGCCATGGTTCCTCCTCGTAAATTATACCACGCTGATGTATATAGAATTCAAAATTACAGAAGAGTCGTAATCTGTTCTAATCTGGGGGATAGCACCAGAATTCCACATCTCCTCATTCTCTATAAAAAAGTGCTGAGTAACATACATATTATAAACATATTGATATTTTAGTGAGGCTACAAACTGAGATATTTCGGTGGTAGATTTAGGGAAAAACGTCCTAATCCAAACCTCTGTATTGTTATATTCTGTAGTCAACTCAAAGTTATAGGTTACAAATACCTGTGATCCAACCTTAAGGCCATGGAAGTTAAGCATTCTCTGTTCGGCATTCCACAGACTTGTACATCCTTCTGGTATATATTTTTCATTGGTATCTTTACCCTTTGAGTCTACCCACAGGCTTACCCAACCTTCCTCTCCGTAACTTACTCCTAAATTTACTGGTTTTTTATTTAAATTAAAATATCCTGCCCAACCAGCCTGCTGTCCAGAAGAGGATAAAGAACTTTTTCCATCTTTACCGTCTTTGCCAGTTGCACCTTTCTCGCCTTTAGGACCCTGACTGCCGTCTTTTCCAGCAGGTCCTTGAGGTCCAATAGGTCCAGGCACCCCCGCAGGCCCCTGTGGCCCAGGAACAGGTATATAGTTGATTAATGTATCAGAACTTGTTGTTTGTGTCTGTACGACTTGATCTGCATAAGTTGATTTTTTTGCACCAGGAAAATCCATAGACTTAGAAACAGGCATGGATGTATTATCCCATATTATTCACAAATATAAGAAAAGGACATATGGAATCTATCGGTAGTTTCTAAAACAAATGGGGAGTTATGATCAAATGGTTGATCTTGTGCAGAACTACCAATGTTCCAAACTGTCATTGTTGAACTTGCTGGAGACAAATGTCCCTTAAGACTATAATGATCAATACCCTGGTTTGTTATATTATGAATTGATCCGCCGTAGACATCTGTATGATATTTAGAGGGTAGTGGGATAGTAAGAGAATATTGCCCAGTTCCAAAATTAGTAACTGTTGAAAATAAAACATCTATTTGTACTTGAACAAAATTTCCAATCTTAATATATGATCCAGTTGCTGGTGTTCCAGTAAATGCTAAATCGGTTCCAGACCATACTGGAGAATATGTGTTTATTGTTGTTGTTCCAGTATCTAAATTTGCATCTTGACCATCTGCACCATCTTGTCCTGGTTCTGCAATAGTGGTCCAATACACAGTTCCTGGTGGATACCCTGGATTTGGTTCGCCAACTCTGTAATAAGTTCCTCCAGCATATGTAACTACATCACCAATATTGTAGTCTGCTCCATTGTTGTATTCACCAACAAAATTCCAAAGTGCATCTGCACCTGCAGGACCTGGTTCACCTTGAGGTCCCTGTGGTCCAGGTATTCCAGAACCGTCTCCAATGCCAGGGTGTGTAAAACGTGCCATTAGTTCTGATTCTCCAAACCAGTCTGCATTACTGCTAAGTTCATTGCTTCTGAACCAATAGCGTATAGTGCATCGGCACTTGGTAGTTCAAATGATATTGAATGATTTGGCATAATTCTAAAACCATAGTTGGTTGAAGAAACTGTATCATTTCCACCAATATAAATATATCCAGCATCATTAACATTTTGGAGTGTTATGTCCATACCGCCATGCTTACCATTTGGAGTAAGTCTAACTGGTGTTGTGTTTGTTAATGCTACGATAGAGTGTTGTGCCATATTAATTATCTCCTATTTAACTTTGTAGGTTTTTCCATTTATTTTTATTATTGAAGGAATGTTATCTTTCTTATCGCTTACTTTAATTACTGGCATTATAGACTTCCTCCAGGAGTTACATCTCCAAGTACATAAATTGTACCTATGACTGGAGTCCAGATAATGTCATCCTGATCGTCTGGAATCTTTACCTGTAAGTCAAATGGCAGTTCTGCAACTGTTGACGAATATTTAGTTCCCCAATTTTCGGTTACTGAGGGAAGAGCGGTAACTGTAACATATCCGTCTGAGGCGCTGCAATCTAATGCGTCTAATACATCTCCAGACTGGTCATATGCTGTTGCTTTATAAGTCCATCCCTCAGTACTGTAATATGTAGTTTCGTCATTTTCAAAAAATTCAATTTTTAATGTTGCGCTATCTCCACGAACAACTCTCCATTGAAGTGACACAGGGTCAGCACCAAAAATTTCGGGAGAGCATAAGTTAGCCATAATATAGAGATTATACCACGAAATATAGACCTGCCCCAAGATCGGTGGGTATGAGAGACAGATCAAGGGGCAAGCAATTAAAAGTATATCATATTGGTACAAAACGGACATGTATGTTTGCAGCAGAAAATTGTTTATGGTATAGTGGTTACAGGGTTTGTGGGGACTTTGCACTAGAGATGTAATCTCACTTCCACCATTAGATGTAAGAAAAAATCTATGGGGGGAGGGGGGGACTTTCCCTCAGAGATACTTATTACTTATATATTATATATAAAGATTACTTTTTATTATTTGCTACAAAGTCTAAAAGAATTTCATACATATGATCAAGTTTTTTCTGCATGTTGGTTTGTTCAATTTCTTCTTTTAGCATATGATCTTTAAGATGTGCTACATCTTTCTCTAATCGATTAACAGCATCTTTTAAACTTGATCCACCATTAGGTTTAAATTCGGCTTTAATTTCGTCAAAATAATGTTTGGTGAGCCATTTGATTGCGCCAGCGAATAACGCTATAATTGACGCTACTGTTAGAATTAAACCTGCCCAATCTTGTACTGACATAACAGGAAAATTATAACACGGTGTTTTTAAAAAAATAAAACTGAGTTCGGCGGGTGGCACTTCAGTTCAAAAATTATAACATCGGCGACAGAGATAATACGCATCCTCTATGCTGCTAACGCAGCAAATACATGCGAGGTTATCCGATTAAGATGTTATAAGGTTTTTCCGAATTTCCTCTAATATTTGGTTTTGGCTATTTCTGCCTTCTGCTATTTCATAACGTTCTTCTAGAGTTAATCCTGAGCCATCTCTTTTAATAGATCTTAAAAATGACTGAGCCATTTGCCTAATTTCATCAGTCATCATAAACTTTTGGAAAACTATTTTGTTATCTGTCAGTGCTTGGAAATAAAATAAGTCATCTCCTTCATTAATTGTAAACTCAGTATTGTCGACAGGTACAAACCAATTTAACACAGCAGGACGATACCATCTACCAATGTCAAACTCACCGCTAATAAACATAGCATTTTTTGACGGGGAAGATGGAGGGTAATTAGGAGTCGACATTCTAATAGTTAATGGCTTATCAGCAAACATAACATAGTTAACGTCATAGATAAGATCTATATATCCGTTTATGGCTGGTTTGCGAGATTGTCTAATAGTTACATTATTTCCGTAATTGTCTAATTCTCCTACGCCTCTATGTGCAATAGATTTTAAATACCCTTCGGGCCAAACACATTTATCGGACTTATTGGCTTTGAAGGTAAAAAGGTTTTTTAGATAAGCCCCTGCTGCTGGACATCCGAAAAACCCCATATCGGCATCATCTTTATTTTCTGGTATATTTTTAACAAAATAATTCTTTACTGGCTCTGGCTCTTTGAGAAACCATGTATCTGGGCTAGATGGGTTTCTAAGCGATGATGACCAATAGATAGTTGTTATTTCCTTCATATATTGATTATAGCATTTGGCTGTGATAGAATAGATATATGGGAGACGATGTAAAGTTTAGTGACTTGTTTGATCCTAATCAGCCAAGAAGCGATAGAGATTTAATTGAATCCCGCCTTGAAATATGCAATACGTGCGAACACTTTAATCGTCGTATGGTAAAATGTAAGAAGTGTGGTTGTTTTATGAAACTTAAGACAACTCTTAGATCGGCTAAATGCCCTATAGGAAAGTGGTGAAACATGAATAAGGAAGAAGTTATTAATTTAATGTTGGAAAGCATGAATGCTGACAATAGAGCATTATGCAAGCAAGGTGGAATTAGTGATGCTGATGCAGAAAAGCAGATTGAACAAAGTCAGCCTACATTAATTTTTATGTTTGGAAATATTTACGACAAATTAAAAGCAAGTAATGTAATTGCTTAATTTTTTGCTTTAAATATTTTTATGATTCCTGCACGTTAACTGCAGGTGCCTCAGTTACATCTTGAGGCTTTGAAAAATGAGGATCTGGACATGTGCAACCAGCGCAGCATCCTGTGTATGTTTGTTCAGTCATGGTTTTATTATACCCCCTTATTATCAGATTGACATGTGCAACTGCTACAGCATTCTTCTTTGAAGATTTTTAGTGCCAAACCATCATTTTCTGGTCTGCCCATATCTTCCCAGAACTTCTCACGACCCATATTGTCATTTTCTGAAATTTTTTGTGATTCTGTCATATAGATGTCCACCCCTGTGATTCTGCCTTACCTGATGATATCCACTCTCTATGCAACTGATGCTGAAAGTTCCAGTCAGTTCTATGTGTGTCCCCGCCACAAATATCACAGATATCAGATCTCATTTCTTTGTATACATGCTGGCAGTACATAAAACCATTATATCAGAAATCTGAATTTTTTTCTAATGTGTATGATACGGAAAATAAAAACAATAATAGCAAAATAATAGTGAGCACATTTTTGCCCAAGATCTTTTGTTTACATTGTGTTTATTCTAATTCATGCTTAGGCTTCTTTCCTACTATCCACCCATTGTGTATTCCTACAAGGGGTGCGTCAATACATACAGCAACCCCCTCCGTCAGTTGTGCTGGAAAGAAACCAATGAAGTTTTCAACCGCTTGTCTGTTGTAAAACGGGATAGTCTTAGTTTCACCCGTTACTGTTGTTAGTTTTACTTGTATCATTTTCTACCTCTTTATCCATTGTAATACCGTATTTTGTGTAGTGGCTTCTATCGTAGTTACCGATAGTGCCACCATTTGCTAAGTGTGCTTTTCTGCGTAGTTGTTCTGCGCTATACCCTGCCACTATAACACGCACTCGCATGGTTCAATGGCGTAATCCTCGTTATCACCATAAAAGATGTGCCCTCTGCCTGAGCATGTATCGCAATCTATTGTTAGCACTGAGTTTATCATTTACTCACCTACCTTTACCGCAATAATGCGATAGGTATCCGATAGACCATGAGTAGGACGGACACGCACACGATACGCTTCTGCGTTATCGTAATAGACATCAGACTTTTCTGCGTCTTGGATAATACCCTCAAGGGTTCTTGAGCGGTAAGCCTTTCCAATAAGGAGGCTTTCGATACTGTATAGATTTGCTGACATGAGCAACCTTCTTTCTTTATTTGATAATACTATTCTATAGTAGGGGTCTGACATTTTGGCTACTTATTTGCTGAGGCTCATTGTGATTTGTATCACACTTATTTGCTCAGGCTCATTAGCCTTTGTCTTTTATTTATTTGTATAAGGAAATACTATCATAGATGCCGCCAAAAGTCAAGGGTTTCATCGGCGTGTCGTGTGTGATTTACACCACAAACCAAATAGGACAAAACGGACATTTACCTAGAAAAAAGTTATCCACAGGTCTGACCATTCATGTGTGGATAACTAATGTGATGTACGTCTCATGTGATGTATCTCACAATGTCCGATTTATCCCATTTATACCCCTCAATTTGTCAGACCCCCATGATAGGATACTATGTATAAAGATAAAGAAAGGTAGGTCAATAAATGACTACACTAAACACACTATGTAAAGACCATAACCCTATGGTTTCCGCTATCTCTAATGTAGGAGATGAGCAATTTACTTTTTGCGTAGATTGCGAACAAAACATTGAGCGTTGGTATAACGATACCGACCCTGAGCGTTTGCCTATGTGGACAGATTGGAAGGTATCTAAGTGAGCGATACTATTGAGTTTCTAATCGAAAATAACTTTTGCGTTACTGATAACATTTGCGCTTTTTGTATTGTTCTCATGGACGGGTGGGATAGATTTTGCCCCCGTTGTAGAGACTATAAGGGTGTAATGGCACTACCTGATTTTGTAAATACCTATGGAAAGGAGGCACTCAATAAATGAGTACCTTACTACGGCTTGACTCTGTATGTGGAGACACACATACATTTGTAGATGTCTATGACATCAACCTAAACCCTCACGGCTCTATCTGCTGTGATAATTGCGAAAGCATTTTGTTATGCCGTAAGGCGTGGGACTACCTATACAAGGAGGCTAACTAATGCCTAAGTTTATTTATACAATAGCCGTTGAGGTTGAGGCAATTGACCAAGATGAGGCTACATGGGTTATCTATAACACTAATTTAGAAAACCTAAAAACAGATTGTTTAGAAATTGAGATTGAGGAGATTGACTAATGATAAAAGTAACACTTACTTCATACAATGGTAACACTAAGCATTTGCCATTTTATTCTGCCGAGCAGGTGCGTAGTTTTATTTCTGCGTTACCCGCACAATTAGAAAAAAGCACATCACTAAAATTAGAATGTGATTTGTTAGCAATTAGCGGAACAATTAGAGGAGAAAAATAAAATGAAAACACTTCAAGAAAAATTAGATTTAGTTTCTAAAGAATTAGAACCAATACTTTGGGAACTATTAGATGAAATTGAAAAAGAATAAATAAAAAAGTTTTTTGCAAAATAAAAATTGCAAAAAATTCCTAGGCGATCTACCTAGCGTGTCGTCCACAGGCTGTGGATAACTAATGTGTTTAAGGTCACATTATTATTTCTCCAAAACACGGCGTGTCGATTTGCTTTTTTGAGATTTATGTGCTAAACTTACAGAGTAAGAAAATAAAGAAAGGTAAAACTATGTCAGACTATTTAGACTATTCAGACGAAATCTACGAGGAATTAGTAGAGGAATTCGGACACGAAATCGAGTCAGAGTGTATCCACAAGTGATGTAAATCACACAGACACAACGGCGTGTCGAATTGACTTTTAGTAAAAAAAATGAAATAATAGAATTATCAAAAGAAAGGTGACAACTAATGTCAGCAAATGTTTATACTATCGAAAGCCTACTAATAGGCAAAATCTATCGTTCAAAATCCCTAACGGGTGAAATAATTGATGCCGAAAAATCTGATGTATGGTATCAAGGTTGCGAAAGTTATCGGGTTCAGGTTCGCTCACTTGATACTTTCAAAGATACTTATAGAATTCTCGCAGTAAGGATAAATGACTAATGAAATTAGATGAATTCAAAGCCTATGTAGAGGCACAGCGCAAAGCGCAACAATTGACAAACTTAGAGAAAATCGCTAAAATTGTAGTAACAACAAACACGAAAGGTAAAAACTAACAATGACTAACACAACTTACACAGATTTCCCATTTACCGCACAAGGTATCAACTTTATTTCACGCATTCATGCTGATTCACCATTTCTAAATCAGATTCAAAAATTGCCAGCAGGCGTATTTGAGCAGATGAACATTCAGGCAGTTTCAGATTTGATGAATTTGCAAACATTCACGCTTGATGAAATCAAAGCAGAATTGGACCGAGTAAATGAGGGCGGAAGCCACGCATTTATTTTGTTAGGAGAAAACAACTAATGATGACACGAAAAGACTATGTAGAAGTTTCAAACATTCTAAAAGGATTTAGCGGTGAAATTCATCACCAAGTTTTTGAGGACATGGTTGAGGAATTTTCTCAATTCTTTCAAAGTGATAACGAAAGATTTGACAAAGCAAAATTTGAAAAGGCTTGCGGTGTTGATGAGTTAGGATTTATTCCAGCATGAGCAGATTTCTAACAACAATTGTTCAATTGCTTTTGGTAACATCAACATTTTATTTATTGCGATTAGCAATTCAAGACATCAAAGAAAACGGGTTTTAGTTTTCAGATCCTAAGCATGATTTAAAACTGCTTGAAATTTCAACAAAAATCGCCTAGGCCCCGTTATCCACAGGTCAGACCAAGTTATCCACAGGTCATTTATGATGTGATCAAAAACACACCCAGAGTTTTACGGCGTGTCGTTTTGATTTTGTCAGTAGAAAATGATAGACTTACGGAGTAAGAATAAAGAAAGGAAACTCGAATGGGTTTAGACATGTATCTTAGTGCTAAAAAGCACTTTCACAAAATCAATTGGCAAGCGTTACAGAATAATGATGAATTATCTTATTCGTCACCTGAAGCCGTTTTCCCTCAATTCAATAATCTAATGGAATTGACACAATTATCTAATGTCGCAACAGACATTTATGGAGCAAGCGTTGAAGTTACATGCGCTTATTGGCGTAAGGCTAATCAGATACATAAATGGTTTGTCGATAATGTTCAGAGCGGTAATGATAACTGCGGTGAATACTATGTATCACAAGATAAACTAAAGGAATTGCGTGACCTATGCCAAGAGGCATTGGATAATCGTGACCCTAATCTATTGCCACCACAAGCAGGATTTTTCTTTGGTGGGACAGACATTGACGAATGGTATTGGCAAGACCTAAAGAATACTATCTCTCAATTAGATAGGGTTTTTGCCCTACCCCAATTGTCCGAATTGTCCTTTTCCTACAATTCGTCATGGTAGGTAGCGTGTCGGGTTGAAAATGTCAGCCCGACATGATAGGATTTATTTATAAAGAAAGGACAGATAAATGGATAAATTAGAATACGCACTAAGAGCAATACAGAATTGCTATGTTTGCGATGGTAAAGGTAATTTGTATTGGGGACAAGGCGAGGACTTTGACTGCGAAGTTTGCGAATGTAATCCTTATGAGTTATTATTGGATAATGACGGAGATGTAATTTGGGACAACGGCTTACTAAGTGAGCCTGAGTTGCTAATGAGTATGGAGGCTAAATAATGAAAAAGAATGTTTTGATTAGTTTTATTACTGAGGCAGAAACAGACATAGAAGCGGTGTTCAACCTAAATAAAGTTTTATACCAATTACCTGATAGCGATTTGGTAAAGTTTGATGTGTTTGATGTTGTATTGTGTGACGGAGTTGGACAAGAAGGAGCGGTGGCATAAATGGGAAGCAATTTTGCTAATGACTTGGTTACTATTGGAGATTTGGGTATTGCCTTAGACATTGAAAGTCAGATAGGAATACACTTACAGTCTAATCACTACCCGCCCGTTCCTAAAACTATGATAAAGCCTTGTATTGAGGCTATTGATGCCGTAAATGACGCAGGGCTATGGGACTTGGACATTCCCCTACCTGAAGGCGTATTGTGGAAGGGTTTGACTTCAGCACCAGCACACGCTATTATTGAAGCACACCACCTAAATGCTTGGCTTATTGAACGAGAGGAATACTAAAATGGACTATAACTACCTACTAACTACTGAGTATGACGGAGAGATTTATTCTACCCACAGAATAAATGATTTTACTGATGCCGCACAGGTTTGGTCAATGTGTAGAGATAGTGGAGATGCTAAGGCGTATGCTCGCTATACTATCATGGACCCAGCAGGACTAAGTTATACTAAAACTTTCTATGCTAATGGTATGGTAAATGTCTGATACAATAATTCGTATGGAAGAAGACTTTACTCATGTTGATGTTCTCAATGCCGACCAGTTAGAGATTGGAGATCTAATTGGTATCGGTGGAGAGATTGTAAAAGTAATTGCAATTGCTCCACTTCACTATGGGTTCAATCTTGCTATAGAAAATAATTTTGGCGAAAAAGATTTTGTTGATGTAAGTGAAGATGACACTTTCAAATTGTATATAGAAAACTTCTAAAAACCGCCTAGGCAATTCAGACAATTCGGACATTTGCATTTTTGTTATTTTTATGATAAGATTATTACATGATGAAAAAAACGGCTGAGGAATTACGCAGACTTATGGAATTACGCAGATCTAATGCTGCCACTCCATTAAGGAACAAAAAAGCATACTCCCGTAAAGTTAAACACAAAAAATTTGACTTATCAAAATAAAAATGTTATAATAAAAATAAAGAAAGGACCCCATGAAACTAAAACGTTCTATGGATAGGAAGGTAACTAATGCTGTCTCACCCAACGGAAAAACCCCAACAATTGCCAACACTTTTGGATTGCCTGCTGGTAAGGCTTTCTCGTGCCCTGGTGCCACTAACACTTGTGAGAGCGTTTGCTACGCAGGAAAACTTGAAAGAATCTACAAAGGCGTAAAGGCTGTCCTACTTCATAACTGGGAATTACTAAAAGACGCTGACCATGACACTATGGAAGCATTGCTCATGGACATGATTGCAGACTTTAGAAAAGATTGTGAAAAGAAAGACGCTCCTATGCTATTCCGTATCCACTGGGACGGAGACTTCTTTAGTGATGACTATGCGTTTGCATGGAAACACGTTATTCTAAATAATCCTGACATAAAGTTCTGGGTCTATACTCGTGTAGCCTCTGCTGCTGACATGCTCAAGGGTATTGATAATCTTAGCCTATACTATTCTACAGATAAAGATAACAAAGAGATTGCTATTAGTCTAAATAAGGAAAAGGGTATTCGTTTAGCATACCTTGCAGATACCTTCGCAATTGGGCAGGCAGATCTAAAAGAGATGATAGGCAAGGTGGGTGCTAAGTGCCCTGAGAATAAAAAGGCTATTCCCCTAATTGACAAAAATGGGTCTGCTTGTGTAAAATGTAATCTATGTGTTAGCAATAAGGCTGACATAGTCTTTAGCGCAAAGAAAAAGTGATAAATGAAAGTCCTATTACTAATCTTATGGGCTATCTTTTTAGGGATAATGTTCTACCCCCCTCTAAAGTGACCCAAATCACATGAGAGAAATCTCAAAATGTGAGAAAATGTCAAAAATAACTTGACAATGGCAGAAATAAATGTCATACTTATAACATAACCTACAAATAAAGGAGAAATACAATGGCAGTAGCAACACAGACTTACAAGGTGGGCGACCTCTACACTTCACAGAAGTCAAAGGTCACAGGCACAATTACAGAAATCAAGCCAAACACAGATGGCTCAACTGTTCGTGTCAAACTTGATGTCAATGGCACACCACGCTGGACAACTTGGACAGCAAAGTAATTAGCAAAAACGCTAAATGTCCTGAGCATGACAACTAAAACTGCTCACTTGATTTTCTAACTGAAAAATGTTAGACTTAGATACAGACCCAAACCCATAAGAAAGGAAACAAATAAATGGCACGACAGAAAGCAATTAGCGTAAAAATCGCTACAACTAAAGTTATCAAGGCTTTAGAAACTAAGTTAGCAGAAATCCAAAAAAACAAGGCTAACCAAAAACTAAATGAGGAGAAGTTCTCAAAGGCTCAAGAGAAGTATAACAAGGAAGTTGCTAAGTTAGCACTTGCTCAAATCTCTAAAGCAACAGACCTATCTGCTCATACTCGCTATAACGGAGAAGTAAATGTATCTTTCTCACTACCAAAGGGAACGCTTGACCTTCCTACTGAACCTGAAAGAGATTTTGAGACTTTCCATGAGTGGCAATACAAGGAAATGATTGAGGAAATCGAGAACGCAATTCGTATTCTCAAGATGACAGATGAGGAAGTAGTTTCTACTTCTACTTACAACGCTATCGCCCGATACTTGTAATTCACTCTCCTGAGCATGAGATAAAACTGCTCAACATAAACCCAATAGACAGAAAGGCAAAACAAATGACATTAGGCGGATACACTTACCAAATCGGTGACTTGTTTACTACAAGCAAAACAGGTGTTACAGGTCGCATTGAAAAGTTTGTTCCACAAACTCGTAATGTAACTAAGGTAATGCTACGCTTGGCAAATAATCAAACAAGATTTGCTATGGTAAAGACTTACTAAGTTTCTTTCCTGATAAGCCCCGCTAAAAAATGAAGTGGCGAAAGTCCTTGCGGGTATTCCTGGAAAGATCATCCTGAGCATGATGTAAAACTGCTCCCCTCTAAAAAATTTCCTAGGCGATGTGATTTTAATCATAGTCCACTATGTGAGATGGTTTACGTACCTGATTTGCTTTTCCCCCTAAAAAATGTTATGCTTAGATTATCAAAAAGAAAGGGTAAAAATGATTAGCACCGCAATAGCAATACAAATGGCAACACAAGAGGCAGTAACAGATGAATCAGTAATGGACATGGCGTCTGCGCTATACCACCACAGAAATGAAATGACTAATGATGAATTTGCTCAGGCAATGTTTAGATATTCTGCTCACCTATCAGCAATGACCGCAACCTTGGTTACTCATGCCTGCTTGACTGAAAGCCAAATAAATGATATGCTTGAAACAATAAAGGAAATGGACTCAATGGGAAAGGATATTGAATAATGGACCAGGTAATAATTAAAGATAATCACTATATGACACGAGAATTCCTTGAGTCACGTATTGTAGAAAACGAAACACGAATCAAGCAACTTGAGGAGCACATCCAAACGGTTACACAACGTTCATACACTGAGGCTGCAGAGCGCTCCCGTATGCGTAATGAAATGCAAGATTGGACCATGGCAGCATTAGAGGAGCGAGAAATCTCTGAAACTAATGCAGAAGAAATTGCATCAATTTGTGGATTTGAACTAACGAAAGAATTCGAAGTTGAAGTAACGGTCCAGTACTCAGTTACTGTAAATGCAAAGAATGAAGAAGAAGCAGTGAATGCTATTCATGAAATTGATTTTGATTCAGTTTCTTATAATGATGACCAAATTTCATGGTTGTCTTCAAGTGTAGACAGTGTTGACATTTAAATGCATTGGCCCAATTAATCCTGGGCCACTGTAGGTCCTCTTTCCCTTTCTTTAGAGGATCCTACGCCGACCTAAGCATGTCGTAAAACTGCTTTAAAAATTTCCTAGGCAGATTTATTTTATTTTGTCAAATTTACGGCGTGTCGGGGCTTTACGTACCAGGATTTGCAATTGTCAGGGGCTTATGCTAAGATTGATAAATACACAACAGAAAGGATAAATAAATGGCGCATGAATTAGAAACGCAAAATGGCGTTGCTTCTTTCGCATCATTCCGTGAGCCTGCTTGGCATGGTCTTGGCACAGTATTCACGGAAGAAAAAACAACAGCAGAAATGTTATCTGCTGCTAACCTAAACAATTGGAATGTTCGTCTTGAGGACGTAAATGTTCCATCTCACTTATCATCAGATAAGAATTATCAATACGTTATCCGTACTAACCCTACAGATAACACACAGACCGACATTCTTGGTGTTGTCGGTGAGCGTTACCATGTTTTACAGAATGAAGATTTATTCTCATTCGGTGATAACATTCTTGACGGCGGAGGTCGTTGGGAAACTGCTGGCTCCATTCGTGGTGGTCGTGTTGTATTCGGTTCTCTTGCTCTTGAGCGTGAGACAATTCTTGACCCTAATGGTGTTGCAGACAAGGTAAAAACTTATTTGCTCATCAATACATCACATGACGGCTCGATTGCTATTCAAGCCTCAATTACACCTGTTCGTGTCGTATGCGCTAACACTCTAAACCTTGCTTTAGGTTCTAAGCGTGGTCGTAATGCTATCAAGCAGACATTCAAGATACGCCACACACAGACCGCAAGCGGTAAAGTGCAAGTTGCTCGTGAGACTCTTGGTCTTGCTAATAAGTACATGGACGCTTTTGATGTTATGGCTAAGGCTATGATTGAAAAAGAAATCACAGCGCAACAGTTCAATGACATTGTTCTCGCTGCGTATCCAAAGCCTGATGAAGAAAAGAAAGGCGCACTTACTCGTTGGACTAACAAGATTGATGTTATCAATGACATCTACACAGGTGAGTTCAATGGCATGATTGCTGGTAATGCGTGGGGTGCTTTCAATGCACTTACTGAACGCCTTGATTGGCACCGCTCTGCTCGTGGTGGAAACACTGAGGCAATGCTCGCTGCTGCTTCTGGTTTTGACCCATCAATTACAGCAGAAAAAAATCGTCTGCTAAGTATTGTAAAAAATACTTTAGCGATTGCATAAGTAATCGCAACTCCTGAACATGAGTATAAACTGTTCACTTTTTTATTTTGCAGATCGTAAAAATAAAAATTGCAAAAAATTTCCTAGGCAAACCAAAATCTACACAAAACGGACATTGTATTTTTGTAAATAATTTATTACGTAGCACTTGATTTTTTTGCTGGATTGTGGGACAATTAATACATGACCCTAAAAGTAGAAATATATGAAATGGAATATTCCGTATCTCCTGGTGGTGTAGACTGCTGGGAAGTTAATGTACAAGACTATGGAACAAGCAGGTGTGTATCTGACTTTGATACTGCTGGGCAGGCTCTTAATTGGGTAGTTGACCAATACCCTGACAAAATGATAGAATTGACAGTAACATCCTTACCCGCCTATGAAAAGGAATATGCATGAAACAAACCTTCAAACCATACACAATTGATGAATTAGTTACAAATATCTATGAGGATAACTTAGATCATTTCGAATTCATAGAGAACATGAACGGTGGAGATTGTGACTGTGCTTTACATAATACTATGAATACTATTCTCAAATATTGGGGCGAGTAGGACTTGACATCCCCTGACATTTTTGCTAAAATTGAATTACGAACCCCTAAGAAAGGACCCCTGAATGCCAAACTGGTGTTATAACTCATTATCTATCGAAGGTAGCAAGGAAGACATCTCTGCTATCAAGACACAACTCAATCAACCATTCCAACGTCAGCATGACCAATGGAACATGGAAACACGTCAAATGGAACTATTAGATACTAACTATAGTAATCCTGTGTTTGCATTCTGGAACATTGTCAAACCTACTAACTTAGAAGAATACAATAAGCAGTCTGACCATTCAGTGCCTTTAGAAGAACAACTTATGTTCAAGGGTGATAACTGGTATGACTGGAATGTGCGTAACTGGGGAACTAAATGGGATGTAGCCGTTAGAGACGGAGAAGACTATCCTGAGACTGAACTTATGGAAGAAGATGAGACGTCTCTTGCATACCGTTTCAATACCGCATGGTCTCCACCTCTACCTGCGATTGAGGCTTTGTCTGCACAGTACCCTGATGTGGAATTTACCCTATCTTACGAAGAAGAAACTGGCTGGGGTGGAGAAAATCTATTTATCGACGGTAGCGGAACTGAGTTAGAAGTCTATAACAATAAGTGCAGAGACTGTGATTCATTAGATAGTCTTGAGTATTGTGATAATGGCTGTGGTGAGGTTTGTAATGAATGTCACTACATGGGCGAGGCAGACTTAGACTGTGTTGCAGAATGTGACGACCACAAGGTATACTTAGATAACGTACCCGATTATAGAAAGGCAAATGCATGACAATAGATAGTCTTATTGAATACATGAAGATACATGTAATTAGTTTAGAACAAGACTTAGAAAACATTGCTCAAGAAATGGAATCCCTTGACCCTGAATCTAAGGCTTGTAAAGAGTTAGATTTTGAATACAACTACATATCAGGACAATCTATTGCTACCCGCCACCTGTTAGCAGTTGCGGAGGGTAAGCAATGATTGAATTGGAACCACGAGTACAACTAATGGTAGACATGAGGATATCTGGTTTGGATATCATGCATGGCGAACTTAAGGTTATGATGTTAGACGCTGAGGAGCAATTGACCTTAGCACAAGAGCAAGAGGCCCGTACAGAAGAAGCAATGGATAGTATGGAGCGTACCTATTGGGAGGGCTACTCAGAGGCCCTCGCTGCAGCATACGCCTTGACATACAGTCTATCATTTGCTATTATGGATAAAAACAACAAGGAGACAGAATGATAAAAGTAGACAACTTACAACTAATTGGTGAATTCTCAGTAGATAGCGGACAGGCTATGGTTGGCGACCCGTGCTATTTGGATGATTGGAAGCCTTGGGATTCAGAGACTGTAAAGTTTGAGGAACACAAGAATAAGGCTGGAGAATACGGCTACCTTGGTGCCTGTGAGGCTACCATTGGTAAGGGCTTTGGTCAGTTAGGCGGAGCAAGTGCTGTTGCCTTTAGTACTGGCTATGGCGACGGGCTATACCCTGTTTATGCCCATATCAATGAGGACGGCAGAGTTGGACTTATTGTTATTGATTTTACGGGAGAGTACAACGTTAGTGATGACTAACAGATCCCTGGTTTCGTGACGACGGTCACTACGTAAAGCGGAGGTTGGGTCCCTTCGCTGCATATAAGGGGGGCAGGCCTGACTGTCTACGGGCTTGCCTCCCACATCTTTTTTTGATACAATCTAATAGGAGGAATTATGGCTTACAGCGTTCGACGAGCACCGCAGAACACAAAAGAAATACAAGTAGCAACACGAATAGCCAAGATTATTAACGAAGACATGGGACTCAATCTTGAGGCAGTTGGCTTTCATTTAGTTCGTAATCACCCACCAATCGTATGGCACCGCCTTGAGGTTCTTGCCTTGACAGCAGGTGAGGAGTATGATAAACTTATGACAGACTATTTAGGAGAAGAACATGTCAGTAGACTTT